AATGGTTGGAAAAGAGCCACCCCCAGCATTTCCCCACCTAATCCACCTATCAGCTACATCATAAGTTAAATCAGTAGCAGAGGTAGTTGTGATTCCCCTCTGCCACACATCAAAGTTTCCATTGATGATGGCTTGGCGTGACATCATATCAAGAGGCATTAAAACTTGAGATCTATAATCTAAAGAGGTGGGAGCCTCAGAACTATCAATACCAACCTTTGCTTCTAGGTCATTGATGTGTTTTGCTAAAACGTCGTCTACGTTATCTACTACTGTTGATAAGGCTGTCGGAAAATCTGCCATATTTATTTCTCCTTGCTAGCTTTATAACCATTGTCATAAGCTCGCTTAATTGTTTTTATAATTGCTACTAATGGTACTAATTTAACATGATCGCATAAAATATTCCAGTCTACATAAACTTTATAGCCTTTTTTCTTGGCTCTCTCACAAAATAAAAAATCATGTCCAATGCTTCTAATTCCCTCATCATCTACCGCATCTCTAAACGGCGCTTTCATGCTTACTAAAACTTCTCTACTCATCATCAAACAGCCAGCACCTATGCCATCGCATTCGGTTAATCCGCCCCTCTTATCAGGCGAGACTTGAATGTATCGCCCATCATCTAGTCGTTGCATCGCCAACCACTCATAGTTATTTTCTTTCCAGCGAGGATAAACGCCACCGACAATATGTTTGTCGTGGTCAATTAGTTTTAACGGATTCTTAAAAGGAATGGTGTCTGAATCTATAAATAATAGGTGGGTATGTTTTGTTGTTAAAAAATACTTTACGCAAGTATTGCGATTTGAATAGGTTGGGTTAATGTTTGAAAAATACAACTCCGCTGAATAATCACTCTCATAAATCCAGCTAGACAATTTAGCCTCTAAGCCAACCGCCGTGCTTCCTGTATGTGTTACAGCAATTAAAATACTTTTTTCCATAATTTGTTCCTTTTATTTTTTGACGTTCAGACCTGGATTTACTAGAAAAACCCAAGTCTTACTAATCCTACGTTTAACCAAACGTAACAAATCAAGTGCTTAACTCTAGCCGAATGTTACTGTCCACGTGATTTGGAGCGTATCAGCCGCACCTTTATTAATAACAGAGAACGTCTGAGCACATAACATTGTGCCTGAATCAGCCGTATGACTATTAAAAATACCAGCCTCAGTAATAGCGCCAGTACCATCAGCCGCCGCCCAATCACCTAAATAAACAACTTTATTATCATCACCAGCAGTTCCCTGGGTGAATGAAGTTAAAGTGTTTCTGTCCGACTCTGTGCCTAACTGAGTATCACCAGCGGTTAGCGTGGTTGTATCAGTTCCGATAGACATATCAGACATCACATTTTCAGCGGGTGAAGAAGCCATTTGATCAGCTACGTGAGCGTCACCAACATCGGTGAACACATTGTCAAATTCTCGTAGTTCTTTAACACGACCGACTTCATCTCTCAATATAGCGCGACCATGTCCTACAATATTTAATCCGTTTTGCATTTTTACCTCCTTTCATGCTTTAATTAATAACCCCAATAATGGGTCAGTGAAAAAGAGTATTTCTTCCGAGGAGTATTTGTCTAAATTTAAATTATTTCTGTACGCTAAAACCTGCTTTTTTTAAATCTTCATCAGTTATTCCTTGTTTCTTCAAATCAGTAACTACATTATGCCTAACAGTAGCTTTGCCGTCAAGTGAAATAATATCTAATTCAACTTTCTTGCCTTTGATTGTTTTAGTTAATTTTATGCTCATTTTGCCTCCTTAATAGCGTTAAATACCGCTTTTTTGTTAGGTAATAATTCAGGGTTTTCAACTCCCTTGCTTATGGCACACTCATTTAATTCTAGTCGTGTCCAATCCATAGTTGGCTCAATCTCTGGTACTACTTCCTCAACAACTTCTTCTATAACCACCTCTTTCGGCTTTTCCACAACTTTTTTAGGCTTTACCTCTTTGACATAAACTTCAACTAAGCCGAGTCTAACCAATTCTTTGCCGTCCTTTTCTGACAAACCAGCGATATCGCCAGTTTTTACTTCGCATTTGCCAACACGAACCGATCCGACTAATACTCTATATTTTTCTGTCATATTATGGTCCAGGTGTATAAGTAATTACTAAGTTAGAATCTACAATAGCTTGTGAATCATTTAATGATAAAGTCGTTTGATTTGCAACTGCTTCAGTAATAGACTCGCTATCGCTTAAAGCTACTCCAGGAGTGTTAATAAGAGCCTCAGTAATAGTTTGGGAATCAGCTAGTGGTTGTCCCACACTCTTTGCCGTTTCTTCGGCAACTGTCATTGAATCGGTTGGGGCTGTTATTACCTCTTTAGTATCGGCTTCTGCTAGGGTTACTGTTTCAGACTCATTTACAACAACTGCTTTCTCGTTTATTGCCTCAGTTATAGTTTGAGTATCTGCCAACACCTCGCCAATACCAATCACTTTTGCTTCAGCGATATCAATGGAGTCAGTTAGAGTTACCGCTTCTTCGCCTGGCTCATCTTCGCCCTCATATTCTACCGTAATAAAAACATCACTCGCGCCACTTAAAACAACAATCAAAGGTTGGTTAAGTGGTAGCCGCCAATAACGACCAGTCAAATTAAAATCAATACTTCCGCCATCTTTTGTTAAACAAGTCTTAAATTTTTCTAATCCACCTTCGCCAGCTTTTACACTAACTGTTACTTTTGATGAATCAGCGTTGCTAAAACTTAAACCTTTAATAACAAGGTTCTCTGTCGCGCCTCGTGCGGCTAAAATTTCAGTATCGCCACTAGCTATGGCGTTTAGAGTCTCTACTGTGGCTTCATCTTCATTGGTAATCGCAATAGCTACGTCGCCGTGACGAGTTGGTCGGTATGAAGCGTATTTTCTAGCTCCAAGACCCTTTGGTAATGACATATTTATTCCTTTTGCCCCCTTAATTTATTTATATATTTCTACTGTCCGCAAATCTGAGGCGACTGCATGACAGATTTGATTTATTCAGTATAAGCACTCATCTTCGCGTCGGTGTCTTCGCTAAGATAGCTAATCATTTTGCTTTCTGATGCGTCACATTCTGTCGTGGGATCATAGAGGCATTTTTCAACCTCATCTGAATCTCTCGTCAAAACAGCCCCACCAGTATCACTAGAATTTGCGCCATGTTCCGACTCAACAGATGTTGACCACGGAATGCTTTGTAAGCCCAATTTGTTGGTAATCCCGACTTCAATAGTCTCGGTGTCAGCACTTGCGTAAACAGGAAAGTTGAATGAAGTAACATCTAAAAATGCTACTACTCCAGCGACCGTACTAGCCCCACTTAAAGCGATTGTATCAGTGACGACTTCGCCCCTAATATTTACGCCTGTAATTACTACGTCACCCGTCACATTTCCATCGCCACCAGTTACCGATAAAACTCTCGGAAAGTCTGGTGCTGTAATACCAGTAGTGATGGTTTGAACGGCGGTTGTTAATAAAGTCGCCGCTAATACATCATCAGTTCCAGGCGCATCAGGGCTTGTCCATTTCTGGATATCCAGGTGAAACTTGCCTAAAGCCTTGTGTACTATAATTGTTGCGTATTTGTTCTTGATAATCATTATTGCTCCTCAATACCTTTTTCAGATCGGAATAACTCCGCCCTGTTATCAAGGTAGTTAATTATTATTCTATAACTGTTGAGTATAAATACCCACAGTCTTCAGAAACGATATGCTCGTCTCTAATTTCGCCAGATTCAATAAATACCCCATCTCTAGCTTCTTCTCTCCATTTCTTTGTTCGGAATCCTCGGCTCTCAAATTGATAGCCATAAGAAACTTTACGTAGTCCTGGTGAAGACTCAGCGTAGATTAGTGATACATATTTACCCCAGAGATAACCCAAACTTTCAGTTCCACCATCATTAGAGCTGTCGTATAAAGCTGATCCAACTACATAGTTGTCAACTTCAAATAAGGTAGCCAGTATGTCGGCAGTTACCAAACCTCTTTGGGTATATTTAATTCTTTCCAGAACATCTGGATGATCCAACAGTTTGTCATGAACTTGTTTACCCACAATCATGGTGTTTGGGGTCTTTCCAGACGCGGCGTGAACCGTCGCCCTTGCAGTCCTTACATCACCAATAGGATCACTACCTGCGTAGTCACTCCATTGATTGCCAGCAGTTAGAGCAGAAGTATTGGAATAGTTTCCGCTTCCGAAAACAATATCCGCAACTCTTTTCTCTCTAATTAGCTGAATAAGTCTAGTGACATTTTCAGTCTCATCAATTTCTAAATTTAATGGTTTGTCAGCATTATCCTTATCTCTGTCAGCAACAAACCCTTTTAGGGCGTATTCCATACAGGCATAAGAGTCAGTTGACACGTTCCACTCTATTTCAGCGGCTTCAGCACCAGATGCTCGCTTAGCTTCTGGGATTCTCCAGTTACGTGTATATATGTAATAAAGATCGGATTCTTTTTTTACAGGCACGACTGGGAGAACTCTATCGGCAATATATTCGTCATTTTGATACATGACTGAAATACCGCTTAAAACGCTGTCTTGATGAACATTACTTTTGGTTGGATTATCAAATTTCATTGATTTAATCTTTACCAGCTCTCTCATTTTAAGAGCTTTGTAATATTCTTTAAATAACATTTTTAATCTCCTTTCATATGTTAATTATTAATTAGATTCATCGGCTTGTGCTACTCCACCTGGTGTAATGAGGATTTCAATAACCCCTCCATCACTCTCGGAATTTGCAGAAAGCGCAATACCAATTACAGATTTTGTATCTCCATCGGCTGGCGTGCCTTTGCCACTACTGGACATTATTTTTTCTCCAATACTGCAATCAGCCGCCATTATAAGACGAGAAGTACCAGCAGTCGCAACTGCGGCTTCTTCGCCCTCATCAGGATCGTTCTGTAACACCCCTAAAACATGAGTTCCCTCAACGGCTGGCGTACCAGCAACTTTGATCTCTCTTGCATCTGCATCTATTTGAACGGCGTAGTATTGGCTTGAAGTTAAATCTTCACCAGATACCATTGATAGCACGTTCATTGGATTTGACTGTACTCTAGGCATTTTTTACCTCCTTTTTTTTACTAATTGATATCTAAATTATTCAAATAATTCAGGTTTTTCAGACTGCAATTGTTTAATTGCCTCTGAATAAGTTTTACCTGCCTCCATTAGCTTTGTGGCTTCTTGAAGTAGGGCATCACTTGTTACAACAGTATTATCTCCACCTTCCTCTTTAAAGAGTTTGGCAGAAACTTTTGGCAACTCTGCCAAAAATTCTTTAAACAATTTGGCGATTTTATCACTAGCAGACATTAAAATCTTACTAGCTACATCTTTATTCTTAGCTAAAAGAACGCCATTTGGATTGCTTTCAGAAAAAACAAATCCACTCACAACCTCTTTGACTTCCTTGAACTGCAACTTTTTCTCAGCTACTCCTAGCCGACTTTTGAGTTCGTTCATTTCTTTGGTGTGAATAGATTTTGAGATAAATTTTTTGTCAGCCTCAATCTCAGCTTCGCTAGCCTTAGCGGCTTTAGCGGCGGCTTTCTTTTTCTTCTCAAGCTCTAGTTTTTTCGCTTCACTGGCAAGTTCCTTTTTAATTTCCGCAAATAGCTTCTTCTCAGTGTCGGAAGCATCCTCGCTTAGTTTAAATTTGGAATCTTCAGCCAACTTCGCTCTAAGTTCCTCTTTTGTCATTTCTTTTCCTTTCTCCTCATAATTATTAATAATTCCTAGCATATTCTCTGACATAGTCACAGGCGCTAGATTTTTAAAATAAGGACGATTTGTTAAACCCCCACCCAATAAGACATTTTCAAAAGTCTCGTGAGTTTCTAAGTCTTCATATTCAGAACTAAACTCGGGGCTAAAATATTTAAAGATGCCACCATTTAATAAAGTTTTACCTAAATCAGTCCACTCAATCGTGGCTTTTATTTTGGTAACTCCTTCTTCGCAAACCTTTTTAAGTTTCTTAAACCAACCAGCCGCGCCTTTTTGTGGCTCGTGTTCTTGGTCAACCGCAATATCTACTTTTCTAGTTTTGTCGTTAAAATTCTGGATAAATTTATCAATATCAGCTTCGGTAATAGTAACCGTGCCATAAAGAGGGTGTTCCCATTCGCCAGCGTGCATTACCTCAATAACTGAAGAATCCCCGACTTTTTCTTTAAATTCAATGTATGTTTTTAAATTCTTAAACATTTTTGACATATTTCCTTTAGTGTACTAATTTCTTGCTCAATGTCAAGATTAGCATCGGTTTAACCTATGGCAAACCCATTGCATTTTTTATATCTCTGATATTCAATTTTATTTCTTCAATATCATTAGACTTATTAATATCTCTTTCATATAAAATTAAAATATCTGTTTGATTTTTAGCTATTATGACAATGACTTCTTCCATTTCTGAAATATCCTCAGTATTCGCTCTAACCTGAGAATCGCTGGTAGCGATATAGCCCCCAAAAAAGAAAACTACACCTAAAACCCCAATAATAATAACCCAAGCATTTTTTTCAACAAATTCATTTAACCATTCCCTTGAACTTCTCTCTCGTAATTTATCTGGCATAGTATACTTTAATTATTATTCATAAACCCCAAGTGGGATTTTCTTATTACCTACTATTGGAAATTGTAAATCGGTAAAATCCCAGGCTGGAACTTGAGATTGAGGTCTTAATAACTTAGATATTCCAGTTATAGGCGGTGGGTTTTCTTCTTCTCTCATAATAGCCACCCAAATACAGCGACAACCAAAATGTACTGCCCCTGGCTTATAGTCGCTAAACTCTTTAGCTCGTACTCCGATTGTCCGACCATCCATACTACTGCAATAATTGCACGTTCTTTTATCTAAAATAGCAGACCATTGGTAGCCATAAATATCATTATTAAATTTATTAAAAGTATAAATTCTACCTTTGTTTATCTCTGAGCTTGTAGTCAATGAAGCCGAAGCACTAATGTTTCTGTTCTTAAACACATCTATACCATGTTCAACTTCTTTTAGAACATCAGCCACAGGTGCTTCTTTGTCCATCATAGCAAACGCGGCTTTGTTTTTTAAATCTTCTAGCATTTTATTTTCGTGAAAATTGGCTAGATATAAGGCTTCTTTATTCATACTTTGCTTTTGATCTGGTGTGGTTGCTGGCGCTGGTTTGGCGATCTCATAGCCAGCCTTTAACTTGCCATACTCAAATAACTTCTGAATGTTCTCCCTAAACACTTGAATATACTGAGGCTTTAACTCCCAAGAAATTCGTTTAAGCGTCGCAAAGTCCATTCGTTCAATCGCATCTCTAAACTTCTCAATCAATCTTGGGCGTTCTTTTTCTATGATGCTATTTAAACTTCTGCGTAACTCACTCTCGGAGGTGTCCATAAAATCTCTAATCTCATCAAACTTGACACTCTGCTCGCATTTGGTGAGTGGTCTAAAATACTTCTGTTCCTTAGCTTTTTTTATCTCATCTTCATTGTCGCCCTCTTGTTCAGCCTTTTTTTCTTCATCACTCTTTTCATCCTTATCCCGATCAACCTCTTGTTCTGCTTGGTCGCGCTCTGGTAGCTTTAACGCCTTGCGCATATAGTCCTCTAATTTATCATCAGGGGTTATTGTTCCAACCATAACTAAACTTTGCAACGCATCTGATATTTCTTTAACATCTTTAATTCCTAAATCAGAGTGAGTTAATGTCGGATATTCTTCAACATTCCAGTTATAGTCAACCAGAGTTTCAATTTCTCTGTTAATAATATCTTCTATCCCTTTGGCCATGGCGTCCAAACCAACTAAAAACATTTTTGACTGATCCTTGGCTAGCGCATAACTGCCAGCACTACTAGAGCCAAGATCAATAAAATGAGCTAAGACCGACTTCAAAATCTCGCGTGTGTGATGGTCTAACATTTTCTGAGGGTCTTTAAGTCCGCTACTATGCATATCCAGCATTTCAACTTCCCAGCCAGTCTTTTTGATTATATAGGCTCGTTCATGTCCGCGTAGATTTTTACCTAACTTTTCAGCGTCCTCATAATCATCATCTGTAAAAGAATCCGGTAGAGTAATAACAGGAATACCAATACCCGACCGCTCTTGAGCAACGGCATCAATTTTGTAATATTTATCTCTGAAAAACCAATGTTTATATGCTTGGCGTAAAATAGAAGTTCCTAAATAATTATCTCCCTCTCGGCGGTGGTTAAATATCAATAGCTTTTGAGTATCAATAGTAATCGTTAAAAATTTGTCATTCTTATAGGCTCTCTGCTCAATGCTCTCTAATTCACCATTTTTATCTACGTGCCATTTTATTATCGTCCGAGGTAAACGAGGCGCCCACTTTCTCCAACCAACTAAACCCATTTCATCAATCTGGTAAACCTTTTCAAAAACCATTACGCCATAAGGGAGCATTAATAAAATTTGCCTTAGTGTTTCTTCCCAATTAAGCGTTAGCCCTTTAAATAGATTTCCCTTAATAAACTCTGCAATCTCTACATCTTGAGCGCTATCAGAAGCCGCCTCAATATCCCACTCAGCCGATCTGATCGGTAATTCACACATCAATAAAGCGGCTTGAACAGACGCATCTGACCACCGCATTTGATCCATTGTTTTGTAAAGTGTAGAGCCTTGAAGTTTTGAAACGTATTCTTCTGTATCAATATTACCCTGAAAATTAGTTGTACCTGATGCGCCTATCTCTGGCTTGGTACGTATTTTTTTAGGTGTATTTGCTTTCATATTTTCCTTAGAACTTGTTGTCTAATATGCCAGATGTAATAGGTTTCAGGCTTTTATCCAGAGCCTCAGAGAGATGCTCAGACAAAGAGCCGGTTGAAAGTTTGTCTACGCCTAACATAGCATAATTGCTCGCATTTGCAAAGTGATCTGCACCGAGCTTCTTATAAACAAACTTAACTACGCCCCGACTATCTTCTTCTTTGTCTTTAGCCCAATTAGTCATTTGTCTTATGTAAAGATCAAGCTCTGAATCCAAGTGTGGCAAAATTATGTTTAAATCTCTGTGCCTTTGTGCCATGTTATCAAAAGACTCTATTTTATTAACCACAACCCGATATTCTTTTTTCTCTATATCTTTTTTCCAATTAATAAACTCTTTCTGATTTTCGTTGTAATAAACTAACCACGCCTTCGCTGGGTATCTTAATGCAAAATTACGCGCTGAATGCTTGTTTGGTAGAGCATCAATTAAACAAATACTAACCCCGTATTTATCCATAAGGTCTGGTAATACATCAAAACTATCATAAATTTTTGCATGAATTAATCTAGGCTTATCCAAACCTTTTTCTTTTTGATAGATCACTACGTGCAATTTGTCGCCCTGATCTACCCCCATAACTGTACTTCTGCCCTTTTCTTCCCAGCCGTACTTATTCTGAATACAAGCCAGCATAATATCTCGGTTAAGCGGTACGTTGTCGCCTCCGTAAGCCTCACCCAAAACAAAGTTATAAAAATCTCTTATACCTGTTAAATTCTTGGTCGGTCTAATTCTTGACTTCTCCTCTTTGCGTAAAATCTCGGTTGCAGTTATCCAAACGGCCATGAGTTGAGAAATATGATAGCCACGTCTATTCCAGTCTTTATCGCCAGTAGCTATCCACCGCCCATTTCTGCGATCATCGTCTGTAATGGTCGCCCTACACTTAACACAAGCGTAACGAGCCTCTTTAGTATTGCCTCTGATTGAATCGGGGTATTTTAAGATGTGTTCATAACCACAGCTAGGACAAGTAATAAACCATTCATGTTTATCCGATCGTTGGAATAAATAATCAATCCCATATTCAGGAATGCTTGGCGTTGAAAGGGTTAGAGATAGGCCGTATTTTGAGTGTGACATTCTCTCGCGGTACATATCAATAATATCAGGCTTACTAAAATCAATTTCATCGTGAATATTAAAGTCGCTATCAACCGAGATAGCTTGCCTCTCACTCCATGCGCCACGAAAGTAAATAAAAGACTTGCCAACCTCTTTTAACTCTATGCCGCCAGTAACTCTAGTTCTTAAATATGCCGAAGCCTGAACAATGGGTGTGATTCTAGCCTTTGAGAAGTCTGCCACATCAGAAGCAGTAGGCATTGTATAAATAATAGAAACATTATGAGTATCGGCAAACCATATAGACTTATTGATAGCATAGGTTGAAATACCAATTTGAGCCGCTTTTTTAATCGCAATGTCTTTTGATTGGTCGTCATAAATATCAATCAAATAAGGATGGTCGTAAAAATCTAGGGGTTCTCCCTTTGGAGTTTGTACATAATCAACAGCCCAGGGTAAGAAATAATCTTGCTTAACTTGACTTAATGTCTCGGGGCTTAGATTTAAGTTGGTTTTTAAGTGCTTCATTAATTGCCTCTTTTAATTCACTAGAAACTTCAATCCCAATGTTTCCGTCAACTCTGCCGCTATGGTCTATGCTTTGTTTTGGCATACCGTCAATATAAGCCCAGATAGCCTTTAACATTTGAGTATCGCCGTCATTGGTGGCTTTTAAAAGTATGCGCTTAATAATTAAGTCTTTCCAGGGCTTTTTAGTCTTTGGCTCAACTTCTTCTAGCGCCTCCTTAACCATTTCAGTAATAGAAATGCCCTTGGGTCTACCGCTAGTATTTCTATTTTCGGGATTGTCTTTAAATCCTCCTTTGCCAGTTGGGTTTGGTATATGTGTCATAACTTACTATAACTTGTTTTTGTAGTTATTATTTAACCATTGATTATAAACTTGATTAGCAATTTGTGCCATCATAACTGGTGGTACTGACATACCTATTAAGTATCTTGATTTTATATTTAAAAAATTATAATCTAATGGAAAACTTCCAATTTTACAAAGCTCTTTTTTATTTAAAGACCTTGGTTGTTTATTATGATATGTTTCAGGACCCGATGTAATAGTAGGGCAAACATTTATTCCTGATCCTTTTCTATGATTAAACCAACTACCTTTTTTATGAATTGATGAAAAGCTGTCTCCTTGACCACATTTTTCCCAAAGTATCAGCGCTTTTTTGCCTAACTTCTTATAGTCTTCTATTTTTTTACTATCTATTTCTTTAAATAATATTGGTTTCTCGTTAAACTCTAGCTTCAACTTTGAATAGTTTATTCTATTACCGATAATAAAAACTCTCTCGCGCTTTTGTGGTACACCCATACTCGCAGCGTTAAGTAGAAATATTTGTGCTTCATATCCTATTTCCTTAACTTGTTTCATTATTTCAACTAAATAACCTTTGGCGTTACCTTGTAACATTCCTTTGACGTTCTCAGCTATAAATACTTTAGGCTTTAATTTATCAATCGTCTTTATAAAGCTGAAAAACAAATCATCTAGTATCTGTTCTGCCTGACCCTCTCTAAACTTCTTCTTTTTACCCCAGTTTTTCTCTCTACTTCCTGCCATTG